GATTGAGCTAAAAGAATATATGAGCGTGCCTGGCAACCAGGATAGATATTCAGACTCAGGACCAGTTGCTGCAAAATTTGTAGAAACACTACAGCGAAGTAATGAGCAACTAGTAAAGCTTGCGACGCTAGTTCAAAAGAAAGACGCTGTTTCTGCTCAAGAAGGTCTTTCAGACTTAGACCGTGAAAACCTTTTTAAGATAATTAAGGAGGATTGATGTGCCTTCTGATAATACAAAGACAGGAGCAGAGCTTGTAAGCCGCCCACCACAAAGAAAACTTCAAAGACCATATTCTCCGGGGAGAGAAGGTTTTTTTGATGTTATGCAAGAACTTATGTTTGAAAAACTTTCAAACAATGACATCCAAGTTAGTGCTACAAAACATACAGCAATTGTCTATAGTGTAGTTAAAGAAGAGGGTTTTCTTGGTATTTTCCCAACGATGATTAGAGTACGGGCAAAAATTTCTGCGCCTGATGTAACTCACGCAAATTTACTAACGCCAAAAAACTTTGAAGATCAGGCAAGTATCCGTATGCTCGTGGAATTTGAAGCAAAGGCAGAAGATTTAGGTGGCAAAACTCCAAAACTTGGTGATGCAATAGAGGTAGAATTTTACAACAATAATAATAAAACGAAGATGTATGGTAATGGTATTATTAAAAAGATATTACCCTCTTCAAATATTGCCGGACAAGAAGTACAAAAAGCATCATCGAAATCAAATCTTTTTAAACCTGCTAAGGAAGATTGTGAAACTGGGGGTAGCACAGTAAAGCCACCTACAGGCGCACAACTTTTGGGAGAGAATAAACCAGTTACTGTAAATGAAAGAAATCCAAGAAAATTAAATTCACCAACAGAAGATTCAACACCGGCCATCGCACAATCTAGAAAACCCAACCCCGAAGAGATTTCAGCTACAGCATCAACAGAGGAAAGAACGCAGAATCAATCAACTGTCCCATCTAGGTCATCAGGACCAGGACCATTTGAGGCGTCCCCAGTAAATAATCCACCACCTCGGGGCGGACCAAAATCTGATCCTTGTGAGAGTAAAATATCTACCGTAGGTGATTACACTGGACGTCCTGGACAGACCAACTCTCCAACTCCAGGCGGACTCGGCGGATCTTTCACTGCACCCAATGTAGTTACTACTGGACGAGTACCAAGAACTTGGGATAGAACTACCGACAGAAGAATTAAAAAACTGCACCCCGATGCTCGTCATGCAGTGGCTCAGTTTATAAACTCAGCCCAAGAGCAGGGGTACTATCTGAGAGTACAGGAAACATACAGAACTATACAAAGACAGAATGAACTGTATGCAAAAGGCAGAACAACTCCCAAGCGAGGTTCAACTGTCACTAATGCTAGGGGCAACCCAAAAAGTAGTAAGCATCAGTACGGTATTGCGATTGATGTCTGCGAATTAAAAAATGGTAGAGATGCAAGAACTAGGAAAAGGTTTAATCAAAACGTTTCTTGGGTAAGCGGCTTTGATAAAAGATATCCTAAGTCTCGCTGGTATGAGATTGGAGAACTAGGAAAAGCATTTGGTTTTATTTGGGGTGGACATTTTAGAGGACTCTTCGATGGACCTCACTTTGAAGTGTTTAGAATCTCGATGAAGGAATTAAGGCATAAAGAGGATCAGGGACAAGTTATTGTTGACAAGAAACTTGGACCAAATTATAAATTTCCAAAGTTTTAAATTATGGTATTAAAAAAGAAACAAAGTTTAGTTGGCTTACCTAAAGAGGTAAGAGATAAAATCAACTCAACCCCAGATTATTATTATTGGAACAATGGGTTGTTTAATACCCATATAGTAGAAGTTAACCCAAATTACAACAGCACTGATGCAGAAACAGTAACCAAGGGACTTCATAACGCTTTCATTATAATGGGCAGAGATCGTCCTCGTGGTATAGAATCTGGCTATGGCGGTGTTGGTGGAACACAGTGTGGTACCATTGATATAGTAGCTGGACTAGGCGGTGCCCTTGCCAAGCAAGTTGATGAAGAAGATGAAACTGTATTCACGGATAAGAGTCCTGAACTTGATTCTGCTAGAATTTATTTAAGCCAGAGAACAGACATTGATGATAACTTTAATTTGCCTGAAGGTTTTGTAGGACAAGCAAAGGCAAAATCTGCTGTAGCTGTGAAAGCTGATGCTGTTAGAATTATAGGCAGGGATGGGATAAAACTAGTCACAGGAACTGACGTGTATGATGGTCAAGGCGTAAGGATAGATATCCAACAGGGTATAGATTTAATTGCCGGAAATAATGACGAAGACCTCCAGCCCTTAGTAAAAGGTGACAACCTTGGAGAGGCACTCCAGGAAATAATTGATCTAGTTGCAGATATGAATGGTATCACTACTTCGCTTGTTCAGATGTATTTTCAGCTTGTTACCGCAATAACTGTTCACACTCACTTAAGTACGGGTCCAATCCCTGGAACCCCAGTTACACCATCACCAGATTTTTGTATAACCGCTGTTTCGCAATATGCTCAGTTATCAAAAATGCTTTTTGATTTAGTTATCCACCAGAAGAATACTGTATCAACAAAGCTTGATTACACATATGAGACTGGCGGCGCATACATAAACAGTATCTTTAATAATACAAACTAAATATTAATATGAAAAACATAGTCAATCCATTACCAGAAATATTTAACGAGCCGATTCCGGTTCTTAATGGTGCGGTATGGACTAATGAAAATGATTATGAGTATGGACGGCGTGGTGTTGGGTATGACTACGAGGTTAAAAGAAATAGATTTATAATAGACGCAATCCACACTTCTTTTCTAGCAGGTCGGGGGCACATAAGTATTGGGTACCGGCTATCTGTAGGTGAAAGCGCAACAACATATGGACTTACAGAAGACAATAACATTGTCACACTAACGGATGCCATGGCATATGCCGCATTGTATCCGCAAAATGCAAAAATTGTTCGATCTGCTACATCCCCGCCCCAAGGGTACGAAAATGAACGTGGTCAATTTATTCCAACAAATCCAAGAGTAGGTGGCAAGGTTTGGGCACTATCTTATGTAGGAAAAAAAGAACAGCAAGAGATGCTGACAGTAATTACAAACGCTGTCAATATGCAAAATTCTGCGTTTGATACAGTAACAACTGAAGCAGCACAGAAGCCAACAAACCAGACAAAAGTAAATGACCCTGCTGGTCCAGCAAGGTCTAAGTCAAAATATACAGTCAAAGAGGGAGACTGGCTTTCTAAGATAGCTATACGAAACGACACTACAGTTGAGGCTTTGCTTGCGCTAGAAGCAAACGCACAATACAGAGAAAATCCAGATCTTATTGAACCTGGGCAAATCGTCACTCTACCTTATAATGAGGCTAATTCAAGACTTCCAGAAATAATTCCTGTGATGTCTAAAGATCGCATTGACACAATTCTTCAAGCAACGGGGCAATCAACTGGTTCTATCCCAGAGGGACTACAGCAGATTAAGCCGGAACTATCAGAACAAGCTAGTTTGGTCGATCCTGATGTTGATCAAGATAACTGGTTAAACAATGTTCCTAATCAACCATCTGGACCAGAAGCTGGTCTTAATGTTACAACAGCATTTAGAGTACCTGAACAGACGGATCCGTCGTTATCTAAGACTTATTACAACCAACGAGAAAAAACGTATTATCACGTTGTAAGAACCTTGTGTAAGAACCCTAAAAGTTATGATGCAACACAAGGATCGGAAGCTTCCAGTAATCTAAGCGATGCAAGCTTAGCCGCTAAAACACAAATTTTAAAATTTGCTAGAAAGCACAGCAGCGATAACATAGGGACGATAGCCGATGAACGGGGCGACTTTGATCGGGGTATAGTTACTGAGACCAAATACAGTGAACCTGGAAGACCAATGCCCACGCCAGCCGGACAGGGATATTGGCTTCTATCAACAGTAATTCCCAAAAAAGTAATTGATGAAATGCCCAAAGGCGAGTCATTAGAGGATAACTCGATATCAACGTTAGCCCGAGCAAAACTTCTTTTGGCTGAAAGAGGTGATCCAACTGCGCCTGGTCTTCGCCGCACTCCTTTAACTGTAAAAGTTCTTAAGGAAAATATAAAAAATACAAGATTTATGTTGAAGGAATACCACACCAAGCTTGGGCAGGAGAATATTACTCCTTCTATGATGGGTGGTGTTAATCTTGATGTTGAAGCCGAAAGACTAGGAAACTTTTTTGAAAGACTTGTAAAGTACGCAAATTTATTTAACCTTTCACTAGAAGATGACGATAGATTAGAACTTATCTTTGATGCTAGCTTTAATCCAGTAAGTGCCTATCATAATGGCGCAGAATATACTCTTGACCAAGTACCTAAGTTTTATTTAAAATTAGCTTTTGGGGATGTGTCTCCTTCAACAATGGCGCTAATATTCTATTCCCCTTCAATATCTTCTCTAAAGAATGTCAAAATTGGAGACTTGCCTCCTGCTACGGACTTTGTTCAAAAGTACATTTATCCAAGTCCAGTTATTAAACCAACTGAAATTGAGAGCAAAATAAAGGAAAACGAAAAATCTAATAAATTTCCAGAAGACCCAGAAGGTGCTTCTTTAGGCCGCAACAGTTTTGAGAAAGGACCTAAGAAGGCAAAATCTTCACCGACTCCAAAAACAAAAGCAGAAGTTGAGAAACAATTCCAAGAAAGGTATAACTTCGGAAGAGATATGATTGGCGGATATGTTAATATCCTGAACAAAGCTGGTTGTGAAACACCTCTAGCAAAATATCTTGAAGATGCTTTTATGATATACCAACTTGTGGGGGGTAAGTCTAGTTTCAAACAGATTATTGGTGTAGTCATTAAGTTACTAAAAGACGAACTTATGATATGCAAACAAGATGAACAATTACTTTTACAAGGAGCAGGATACCTAGATAATCCAAGTCAAGTAACACGAGACATAGAAAAGGAATTAAACCGACAGTTCTATAATTGTTTTAAGGTCTTGGGTGATGTTATACTTAAAGAAGTATTGCCACCAGTGCCTCCAGAGGTTTCCCAACTAATAAAAAAAGGATTAACTCCTCCTAGGGGGATTAAGCTTGGAAAAACTCCTACAACTGATTTGTTTGCATTGTGGAGAAAACAATTATTAAAATTGATTATAGAGTTTATCAAACAGCTTATTCTGGAGGCGATGAAAGAAGTTCTTTTAGCCATGGCAGGATGTGGACCAGAAACAGTTGTTGATAGGAATGTAATAAATAAAAACAAAGGACCATCATCTCCTTATGGAATAATAAGAATCAATGATATAGTCGATTATACTGGGGTTGATCTTTTAGAAGTAGCAGAAGAATTACAAATTCATAACATAAAATATGTGAATCAAGAGCTTATAACAAGCCCTGCCACCCTCGAGCAACTTAGGCAACTCAATGATGATGCTTCGGATATGATGACAGATAGAGATGTCACAGCTATTTTGCAAGGTAGCGGAGGAACAGTATTAATAAATTCCTTGAACCGAGGATTCAATCTTGGGCCTGTTGCCATGAACGAACTATCTCAGGCAGATAAAGATAAAATTACTAATGGTGAATACTCCGAAGCGATATCTCGTGCCCTGGTTGGTTCTGTACAAGAATCATTAAATGTTGGAGATACAAGATATGGGACATTGAATATGTCTAAAGAGAATATTACAAAATATTTCCGCCGTCTTGGACAACTTGTCGGCGCAGACATTTCCCTTGGTCTTGAAAAGCCGCTGGATACAAAAGAAGCATATTGTGATGAAAGAGATATATTAGCCTATGGTATGGGTGCCGGATTAGACATTGGCTTAGAAGATTTGTCTGGTGCATCAGATTCTACCACGGTTGCAGGTGGTTTATCCAAGGCGCAACTACAAAGAGAGATAGATCAGTGCATACGCTTCAATACATTTAAGATTGGAAATTTATGTGAATTAGCTTCATTAAACTTTGATTTTGCATCAGAGATTCAAGCGTTCTGGGATTTAATAGGACTTCCAGACTGGTGGAAAGATTTTCTTCGCAAAATTTCCGAAGCTTCTAGGAAAGCACAAAGAATCCAGGCACTATCAATAACTGCTGGTGCCCGAGCACAAGGATCCGAAGATACAGTAATAGTAAATAATCCAGCTAGATCTGAGATCTACAAGTTCTACAAATATTATTATGGAGACGTCAGCGACCCAGTAGGAATACATGTTCAAAGAAGCCTAAAAATTGTTGATCGTCCCGTTGGGAATATCCCAGGGAATCACCCACATTATATATATGGTTATACGGATACTACTGTAGGGTACCAGCCATCCGGTTCAGGGCCTCCAAATGATATGAGTTTTGGGATGCTAAAACTTGATTATATTCCGAGAGGAGATACCGATGAAAAAGTTCGTGTTTATTTTTCTAAGCGCAAATACAAAACTGTGGCTCCAAATCAAATAGACGGCAACCTGATCATCACATCAAGCCAACTCGCTGGAGGCCCATACCCATATGGTTTTTCGGATACTTTACCAGCGGCAGAGGAACTCGTTGCAGAATTTTCATTAGTAGACGATAACACCCCTTCTGGTGAAGAAGGTGCAGGAAGAAGACAATATTCAATCTCGGCTGCTGTTAGCGATATACCATTATCAGACCCTGAATATATGAGCGGCGAAAATGGAGAATCAATATTAAACACTATCAATAGCATTAATCAAAATCTTTTGCATATAAACGCTGGCATGCAGGTTGGTGAACGTGATGACCTAGGGGGTCATGGTGGCAGAAAGCAGGTCGCTCGATCAATCGCTGCGCTCCCCGCTAACGAAGGACGGTCAGCAACTTATGTAGATTATTCTGCCGTTGCTAGTCAGTATATAAATGGGTATTATAATGTTGCCAGGAGTGTAGCATATAATTTATATGGTAATGCTAGTAAGAACGTTGTAGACCGAGTTGACGGAACAATATCTAGAGCTTCTGTACCTCCGTTCGGACCCAACGGAGACCCTTGCAATTTCGGCAAGGATGAACAAAGAGCATTGGCAACCCTAAATTCAATCAACCAGAGAATTTTTAGTTTTGTATTGAATACTGCTCCTTTATATAATATGGGATTTCCTGCGGCAACGCCTGATACACTTAGTATGTTGGCTGCTTATTTGCAGCATAAGATTATATCAGACTTTGAAAGAAAGGGAAATCTTGGGATAGTATTAACCGGCGTGGACTTTGTTGCTAGGACTTGTTCAACAACAGAGCCACCAGACGGTGAAGTAGAGTTCAACCCCGCTTTATTACAGGATCCAAAGGAAAGATTAGAGTACATTGTAAAGCAAATGCTTATACAGGTTTTGTTTAATACATCAAAGGACGGAAAAGATTATATTACAGACGATAGTTTTACAGGATGGGGTACCCTAAGTGAAAACATGTTTGAGTCTATAAATACCGGCGGTGGTACTGGATCTAAATACGGGCTTAATGATTCACAAAGGTATGGCATGCTTACAAGTTATTTTCATAATGGGCAAAATCTTGGAAGAACAGGAAATGCAACGTACAATTTACCTTCATACCTGCGCACGGCTGGTCTTGAAGATTTACCTGGCATTCGTGATAATGTAAGAGAATTTAGGTATGAGCAGTTCTTGGGACTTGTCCCCGTACCGCTTTTAACCGGATTAAATTTCATATACTATGATAAGGTTGTTAATGTAGTAGGTAAATTTCCTACTATGGCTTATTATGCAACCAAAAGACTTGAAGATGCAGATAATGCTTTGAGATCACTAATACAGGAAGAATCAACACCAATTCTTGAAATTCCCGATATCAATCTGGTTGGACCACCAACGATATCGGATATAATAGCTAAAGACGAAAGACTACGTTTAGAGCGCCTTGCTGCGAAAAAGGCACAACTCATTGCGCCACAACTCATTGTGCAAGAAGAAGACGACGATGACGATAACGGACTTCCGGCACCCCCGCCAGTTGTTCCAATGCAGGTTGTAACTCCGGAAGAAAGAGATGAGGCCAACCGGAGGGGAGGAGAAGAGGGCGGACAAGAACAGCAACGAGAAGAGCTTGTTGAACGATTCCCACGTTCATTTGGTGGAAAAGCGTACAATAATGAAAATGAATTGGTCCGAGATAAGAGAAAATATGAAGATCTACTCGAGCGAGCCAACACATTAAGAAGTCATAAAACCGCTCTTGAAACAAGACTTAGAAGATTTGGTAATGAGGTTGCTAGATCGGAAGCAGCACACGGCAATGACTACGATTACTTTATAAGAGTAAGTGGGGAGACCAATACAGCATTCCGTGGTAGAATACACGAATTTGTCCTTAATATAAACCGAGGTTCAACACTTGGGATTACGCAATATGGAACAAACCGAACTAATGGCGGAGGAGATAACGACCAGCGTCGATATAACAATAGTACAGACCTTAGGGTCACGAACAAGGACCGAATCACTCCAACAGATCTTACAACTTCCAGAAGATTTCATCCTACCAACCCTCCTGTTAGGGCTGAGGCTTTGCGTAATTTTTCTTTGTCACCTTTGTTAGCCATGTTGCACGCCGGATTGGAATCAAACACAGGAGGACTCGGAGATAGATTTGAAAGCACTGCGTTTTATACCCACCTTTTAAATGCAGCCAATGAAGCATTCGGACTCCGAGCCAGAGGAACAGCAGAGCACGATGCTGATTTTACTATTTTTTCAAACGCTGCATCCGCCGCACGAAACAACACAGTTATCGGCATATTGTGTTTAATATCTTATACTGTTGCGCAACTGGATGAGGCAGCGTTATTTAGGGACTTGAGAATAAACGCCTGGGATCCAGAACAAAGAACTCGGGTTACGGGTATAATTCAAGAAATGACAAATTTCTTAAGCGAGGAATAGGAGATAAAAAATGGCCAACAAATTACAAGGCTTATCAGTTTCACTGCCGCTCACATATGATAATGAGGACGGACCTTATCGTTTGAACAAGACTCTTAAGCAGGTTGTCAGGCAAAATTTCAAAAATTTAATCTTGACATCTCCGGGAGAAAGAGTTATGTTGCCAACATTTGGAGCCGGCGTAAGAAGGCTTTTGTTTGAGCCTTCAACCCCTGAGACTTTTAGTAAAGTATCTCAAAGAATTTCTTCGCAAGTAATAAAGTTTATGAGCTACCTTAATATAGAAAATATTTCTTTTATAACATCTGACCAAGACAGTTCACTATCGCCTAATTCAGTCCGTCTTGTTATAAAATATAACATTGGACCAATCAATGATAGTGATACCTTGATAATAACTCAGAGCATAGACTAATTACTCAAGTTAAATGAGGTTCGATAATGTCAAAAAGACCTATCAATTATACAAGTAGAGAATTTGACTCAATCAAAGAGTCTTTGGTCAACTACGCAAAACGTTATTATGCAAATACTTATCAAGATTTTAACGAGGCTTCGTTTGGAGCTATGATGCTTGATTTGGTATCTTATGTCGGTGATCAACTTTCTTTCTATACAGACTATCAAGCAAACGAAAGTTTCCTAGATACAGCTATAGAATTACCAAACGTTCAAAGAATAGCTAAACAAATGGGTTTCAAGCAACCCGGAGCGGCTACTTCAACAGGAATATGTAATTTTTACATCTTGATACCAGCATCAACAACCAGCGGTGGTCCTGACACCAGTTACATACCTATTTTAAAACGTGGATCGTTAGTTGGATCACAAAGTGGCGCTGTATATACATTGACGCAAGATGTAGATTTTACAGCCCCAAATAACGAGATAACTGTAGCTAGGGTGGATTCTGATACTGGTGTTCCAACTTTCTTTGCAATCAAAGGTCAGGGAACTGTTGTTTCTGGAAGGCTGTTTGAAGAGGAGGTTTCCGTAACAAATTACGAAAGATTTTTAAGACTAAGATTGGCAGCCTCTGATGTGTCAGAAATAATATCTGTTGTAGACTCTCAAGGAAATGAGTATTTTCAAGTTGATTATCTCACACAGGATGTTGTCATATCCAAGGAACCTAACAGAGGAACAAACCGAGATCTTGTTCCGTTTATTATGAAAACAAAACCTTGTCCAAGAAGATTTGTAACAGAATTCGACACAAATGGGAATGCATTCTTGCAGTTTGGATATGGTTCAGCAGATAATTTAACAGGAGACCTAATTGCAAACCCGGCAGATGTTGTGTTGGATGTGACGGGAAGAAATTATGTAAGCGATCCAACTTTTGATCCAACTAATTTAATAAAGACTGACAAGTTTGGTGTTGTTCCAGAAAATACAACTCTTACTGTAGTGTATAGAGGAAATACTTCAAGCACTGTAAACTCTGCCGGCAGCACTGTTAACGATGTAGTTGAGTCAAATTTAACTTTTACAAACAGACCAGCCTTGAACGATGAAACAGCGGGTACCGTTATTGATTCTTTGGAGGTTGAAAACCCAGAACCAATCCTGGGAGACACTTCTGAATTAACAGCAGAAGAAATTAAAACAAGAGCATATGCATCATTTGCGTCTCAAAACAGAGCAGTAACAAGAACTGATTATATTAGCTTATCGTATAGAATGCCTAATGGGTTTGGCAAGGTAAAAAGAGTTAATATAATTCAAGACCCACGATCTACTAGACGCAATTTAAACTTATATGTTTTAGCGGAAAATGTCAATGGAAAATTTGCAGCGCCAACAACACAACTAAAAACAAATTTGAAATCCTGGCTTGACAGATATAGGATGATAAATGACAGCGTAGATATTCTTGACGGGAAAATAATTAACTATGGGATAGAATTTGAAGTTATAGCCGAAACAGACTCTAACAGATTTGAAGTGTTAAATAACTGCGTAATAAGGCTTAAAGAAAAACTTTTAAACGTAGCAAATGAAATGGGAGAGCCTGTTTATTTGACAGAAATATTTAAGCACCTAAATAGTGTTCCTGGCGTTGTTGATACGACTGCCGTGAAACTAATTAATAAGACGGGTGGTTCTTACAGTTCTTTCAATTATGAGATAGAAAAGAATCTATCTTCTGATGGAAGATTCTTGGCCATCCCGGCGGATGCTGTAGCAGATATTCTGTTTCCAGATGATGATATTTCAGGAGTTATCAAATAATGGGCATAAAAAGATATTTTGCGGACCAAGATAATACAATAACGAATGCCTTTAAGGCAAATCTTCTTACAAGAGGAACAGGTTCAAATATGGGTGCCTCTGATATTTTAGAGGCGTTTGTTATTCACGGACAAACTTCGGCTTCTGTTAATGCTACTAACGCCGAACAATCAAGAATCCTAATACAGTTCCCAATTGACAGTATTGTTTCAGACATAGCAGACGGAACCATACCTTCATCTAGTGTAGAATATAGATTGAAGATGTTCAATGCTCCACATGCTGATAGTTTACCATATGATTATTCTTTAAAGATAGCAATGTTGAGTAAATCTTGGACAGAGGGACGTGGACTGGATATGGATGAATATTCAGATGCAGGACCTTGCAATTGGATAAACAGTGCTGATGGAACCGACTGGGAAGTAGAAGGTGGAGATTATTTTAATAGTTCTAGTTATTCTTCGAGTTTCCATTTTTCTGGTGGCATAGAGGATATTGATGTTGATGTTACCTTCGCTCTTGACAGGTGGAGAACAGATGGTGCGGGCACCGCAACTAATCATGGATTCTTGTTAAAGCATCCGGATGCTATAATTTCAGGATCATCTGGTTCTTATTTCACTAAAAAGTTCTTCGGAAGAACAAGCGAATATTTCTTAAAAAGACCATACATAGAAGCTCGATGGGACTCAGCAAGAAAAGACCAACGTGGTATGAGTTTTATTTCAAGTGCATTAGCACCAGCTTCGGACAATGTTAATACAATATACTTGTATAACAAGATAAGAGGGCAGCTAAAAGATATACCAAGTCTTGGCGGCACAGAACAACAAATCCATGTAAACTTCTTTAGTAGCAGCAATGATAATCAACCAGCAGGCCATCGCTTACATGTTTTGGATTCAGAGGGTGTCGTGAGACAAGACTTGACCGGTGGAATTCTCGTAGAGAATGGTGTCGCTCAAACAGGAATTTACAGTTGTTCGTTTGTGATAACAAGTTCTCTAGATGTTGTTCACGACGTTTGGTACTCTGGAAGTGTACAATACTTTACAGGTTCTATAGATCTTGAAGGCTTGTCTGCAAGTTTTGTAGAATATGAAACCCAGCACCTGTCTGACATCACAAATCTCAAAAAGTCCTATGTTAAGGGACAGAAGCCTGTATTCAGAGTTTATGCTCGTGAGAAAAACTGGAACCCTAACATTTATACCTTGGCAGCATCTGAGCCGCCAACACAAATAATAGAGGATGCATATTGGAGACTATTCCGAGTTGTTGATAATCTAGAAGTAGTCCCATACGGAACAGGGACATACAACCACACCAGAATGTCTTATGATGTTAGCGGAAATTATTTTGATTTAGATACAAGCATATTAGATCAGGGGTACGCCTATGGGTTTCAATTTGTATATCACCTAAATGGCAAGTATGTAGAACAGCCAGAGATTTTCAAATTTAAGGTTGATGAAGAACCCGTATGAGTATAAAAAAGTTATTTGAACAAAGTAAGCAATCTACCGCTGTAGGGAAGTACCTTAAGAAGAGTGCCATAGGTGATTTGAGTGGAGGCATAGAATCTGCTCATCATTTGAGTGAAAGCCTTCGACGAAGAGATGAATTTATTCCGTCCTTAGATTATGGCGACCCAGCACAATTTGCAAAATATGGATCAGCAGAAAAATACTATGAAAATGCTTTCAATCATATTTTACAAAATTATCCATATGATGGATCAAAATATGAAAAGGAAAAATTCTACAACGAATTAAACCCATTAGAAAAGTTTATTCTCAACGAGAGATACCCTAAGAGTACTGGTTTCGTCAATATCGGAACAAATTACGGCACTGCTACATCACACAGTTCTCACTATTTCTCTTCTGCAAAAACAGAATATATTCAAGTCAAGGGTGGTCCCCACTCGGGAACTCTTTATTCTGCAAATTATAGGCAAAATAATTTAGAGTTCGGTGGACCAAGTGGTTCAACTGTCGAGTTTTTCCTATCTAAATCTGCTATTCCAGGTGGTGGTGCGGTAGTCACAACAGAGTCTCCACGACAGGTCATCTTTGATCTATGGAACGGCGTGCGAACTGGGTCTGTGGAGGACGATGAAGTAAACGGATGTTTCGGAAATCTTAGAATTGAATTATCTAAAAGTCTTGAAGACCGTTTCTTGGTTACTATGCTTTCCGGAGCGAAAGGTTATGTAACACAATCAATTCCAACTACTGGTAACATAGGAAATTATATTACTGGTAGTGGATGGAATCAATTCGCTTTTGTATTCAACACTTCGGAAAGTTCGCCAACTATTGATTTTTATATCAACGGAGTGTGTCACGAAGCCGGCATCGCCGCAGCAGGGCACCAGGCTGGACAAATTAGCCTAGTAACTGGAACTTTGATTGGTAACATCGGGGCTCTTCGCAATGAACCATCTGGTGTTGCTGGACCAGTTGAGGGCTACGGAAAATTATCTGGGTCAATCGATGAGTTTAGGTTTTGGAAATCGGCACGATCGGGGGAACAAGTCGGAAGAAATTGGTTTACCGACATTAATGGCGGTAGCAATACACAAAATGCAAACGTTTCTTTAGGAGTCTATTATAAATTTAATGAGGGCATTTCTGGCACAGGTAGTGTGGACAATCTAGTATTAGATTACTCTGGGAGAATTTCAAACGGAAATTGGACAGGTTATGCCGCCGGAGCAAGGGACACTGGATCTGCTATAACTCTACAATCTTTGACACAATCAATAGCCTCCAGAACTGAGGTTGAAGATCCAATAATATTCCCCTCTGCATCTGTAATAACGGTAAGAAGAGATGAGCTAAAACAGATAGGTGAGCAACATGACAGAACAAATACTGCCTATGTGTTAAATTCAGTACCAGACTGGATTGTAGAGGAAGATGCTAGGTTTGGCTCTGAGCTAAAAAATGTAACCCAGATAATGGCGAATTATTTTGATACGCTACATTCTCAAATATCCTCCTTAACTAAAATAAAAGCTATGGACTACGTTAGTGGTAGTGCCACAGGTAGTATTAATGAGTTTCCTTATAATGATAGGTTAGTAGAAAACTTAGGGATGGAAGCCCCTGAATTATTTGAGAACGCTGATTTGTTAGCGCATTTCCTTAAGAGGGGAAATGATATCAACTTTGAACAAGATTTAAGTTCCATAAAGAATACTTTATACAAAAATCTGTATAACAACTTGAATCATATTTTCAAATCAAAGGGAAATGAAAAAGCAATACGAAACTTTATTCGGTGTTTTGGTGTAGATGAGGATGTTCTAAACCTAAGCATATATTCAGATAACTCAACCTACAAACTGGAAACAAATTATCGAGCAGATACTAGCAATAAAAAGTATGCTGACTTTACAGGACTTTTCAAAAGAGAATCATCGGACGCAACAATATACCAATATCCTAACCCAGATCTGCCAGAGTCTTATGGTATCATAAGTGGAAGCAGTGGCAGCGTTACTTTAATTGATTTTGGGTTTACAGCAGAAGCAGAGTTTGTATTTCCAAACAGAAACGAAATAGAAACACTTAGCTACACTCCAGTACAAGTAGTAACTTCATCGTTGTTTGGTTGGCACACTCCAAGAGGAGAAGATAAGCTCCTATCTTCTTCTACAGATACAAGTTGGATGTTCGCACAGCACGACTCTGGTTTACAAGTTGTAGCCATTAAGTCTGCATCCCAGATGGCTGAAGTATTGAGCCCGGCTCATAAAGTTAAGGATGTATTTTTTAAAGTTCTAGATAGGCACAATAATGTAATACTTACATCTTCTGTGTTTACAAATGCTTATGATAACCAAAAATGGAATATTGCATTATCGGTTCACCCAAAGAGGTTTCCATTTGCGCAAAATTCTAGCTCCAATGCTAATGTGCATGATGGTTATGATCTTGATTTTTACGCTGTAAATTATGATTCTGGCATAAAAAGAAACAGTCTTTATGCAACGGCATCCTTGACTTATAAATCAGGATCTGATATTGTTTCTGGTCCAAAAAGATTTTATATGGGAGCAGCCAGAACAGACTTTTCTGGCACAGTGGTAACTGCTAGTGATGTACGAGGTTCCAGTTTAAGGTATTGGACTGATGTTCTTAGTACGGGAACTATTGATATGCATGCACGAAGCGTGGATAACTATGGAAGATTTAATCCCACTCGTCAGGCTTACACAGATCAAAAATATAATCCTGGAATTTATATACCGCAGATAGAAACATTGGCCTTGCATTGGGACTTTGCAGATATTACAGGCAGCGATCCTTCGGGACGTTTTAACGTAAATGATTTTTCATCTGGGTCCCTGGACTCTGGAAGTAAGGGAAGTGTGTATTGGGCATCCCCACAGCACATAAACTACAGACAATATACAGGACGAGGAGATCATTTCCCTGCATCCTCAACACCGATAAGAAAAGAATTATTATACACTGATAGGATGGAACTACCAGAATATGCTATCAGCAGTGATATGATTAAGCTTAAAAATATAGATGATGAAGCATATGCTCCGTTGATGCGCCCAGAAAGACTTTACTATGCTATAGAAAAAAGCATGTACAGAAGCGTATCCGAGAGAATGTTACATCTTTTCTCTTCAGTCGAAGAGCTTAACAATCTTATTGGTGATCCTGTAAACAGATATCGTCCAAATTATAAGGCGATGGAAAAACTAAGACAAATATTCTTTTCCAAGGTTGGTAATACGCCAGATCTCCAAAAGTATTTAGATTACTATCAGTGGGTTGATATGTCCTTGGGGCAGATGCTTGAGCAGTTATTTCCTGCTAGCGTAAAGTTTGCCCCTGGGGTTAGAAACGTTATTGAAAGCCATCTTCTTGAGCGAGCTAAGTTCAAGTATACCTTCATGGGCAACCGAAAAGATAACAGCCCGCAAAGCGTTGGGCAAAACTCGCCACAAGCCCCAGTAATATCGAATATTACCCTAGAGGATGCACCCCCTGCCGGACAAACTCCTATTAAACCAGTAGTTAATATGAATCCGAACAAGCCGGTTTTGCCTCCAAAAAATGTTACTAATCCAAAGAAGATTAAAAATGTTTCAAAAGATGGAAACGTACAACAGCCTCTTGGCTGGGAAGTAAACCATGCTCCTTTGCCTTCGTCTCTGCCAAGAGAAAACCAAAATACATTTTGGTGGATGACTAGGGCAGAAAGATATCATCCAACAATATCGCAATCTAATCCTGGTGTAATGGAATCTAGACAGGCCATTCTAAAGCAAGCGCAATCTTTTTATCTTCCACGAGGAATAGTAACTATTAGTGGCGAAGTACCTCAAGAAGTTCAGGTCACAAACGCTGATGTTGGAAACCAGAAAGAAACGAAGCAAGAGGTTGGTGTAGCCGGAGTATCGTTTGGTACATTTGACGAGCCACCGCAGGGCGATATGGATCTTGATGAGAAAGAACTCATTCCAAATCTCAAGAGCACACGGACTTTGAGCGCCTCGATTGAAGGACGTGATGTAGACGGAAAATCTGTTTTACCATTTACTCCTGTTAGTTCAACAGTTACCACAGGGTATCAAAAACAATTACAAAGTGCTGGAATTACAAACACCGATTTTGCTAATTTGCATGTTAGACCAGCCGCAGTACAAACACCATTTACCTTAGCACACGTTGGTGGACAACAGTCAAGACAAGCACCAGTAGGTGCAAAGTTTGATGCATCAAAAACTGTTCGTAAAGAGTCTTATGAACTAGAAGTTGCTGGCGACGGTGGCGGGTCCTTTGAAACCAACAAAACAGGACCGACACCCAAGGGGCAATATAAAAGAGGTTCAGGCGCTTCTCGACCCGTAAATATAGAAAACATACAAACTAGCACAGGATCTATCGCTCCAGAGGGCGGCGTCCAAGTTATAGGTAATTATACTAAAAACTATGAAATTGTAAATATCTCAAATCGTGACGATACGAACATAGATTTTACTTTCCATAGTGATCAGTATTTTACTGGTAGTGATGATTCCTTATCAATTGCTGCTCTGACAAACGGTAAAATGCCAACTGCTTTCCTAACTTCGGTATCTCGTCGTGCCGCTGGTTTTACAGGATCAGTTGATTACCAAGCTCCCCGACAAAGAAGTGATGTTAGGGTAAACAAAACAGTTATTGTGGACAGATTCTCTTCTCCTGGTAGCAAGCTAGATTCCAAACAGTTGTTTAGAGATGGCCCATCCGATCAATATTCTCCAAATAATGCGCTGCCTTTTAGGAACATTGATGTACGCCAAAAGCACAATACATTGCTTAAGCGACACACCGGATGGGGAGGATTCCAAACAGCATCTCTGAACACTTTGTTGACTCGCCACGATTCTACCGACCTGACTCCATTTAACGAAGGGGTTGTGGTCCCTCCCACTGCTTTATATGGCGATGACCTATCTGAGCATACAGCTTCTCTGGTGGCCATACACAAGACACAAAGAAACACTATTTTAAGACCAAAGTTTGTTTCAGGGAACCTAAACGATCCAGCGAATCAAGAAATGTATACAACAGGTGCATTGCGTGATAATGCTTTTATTACAAGACCTATACCTGATGGCGACCGCTTGTCTTGGTTTATGAGACTCTCCCACTCACAGGGAACTGTGGGTGATTGGCCCGGTCGTAATTATGGAGACAACTTCGATAAATTTATACTATCGTCTTCTAGGTTTCCAGCGGATATAACAATCTATAGTTCTTCTATAGCTGCGTCGGAGCTTGACAGACTTTATCCTGCTGCTGCCTTAAAGATGTCAGGTGTGTTTAGAAATAAATCAAATGCATTTCAATATATTTGGGAAGCTAATGGTCTAGGCGGATGGGTGCCTTGGACACAGACAAGATTTGGTCAGTATACGAATAAAGGGTTGTTTAATTCTAGGCAAAACCTTTACACAATAGATGCGTCAAAAATAACACTTCAGTCAGAAGAAGTTGAGTTTCCAACAGGGAAAAGATTAATAGCTACAACCAAAGCAGAATCTGTATCAGATCTTGAGAAATCTATTGTATCAGCCTATGATAGATCATTAAACGATGGTGGCACTATTATAGGTGGCAATCGTGTATCCCATAACGTAGGTAAAAAATATAAAGAACCGATCTTGACATCAAGATATAAGCCAATTATACATCAGATAAAAACATACCGTGGCTCTGCTAACTCCACAGAGAACAAATCAGTCGATGTGACATTGAGATATTCTTACGGAAATGAATTACAAGGGTTTGCTAACCGAGGTCTCAATATAGACCTAGGAAACAAACAGAGTTTTAAACTTGGAGCAATTAAGAGACCTTATGAGGTTCTCAGAGATACATTTGTTGATAATGTAGATCCTTCAACTGACGGCGTAGAACTTATCAAAATGATGAGTTATGAGGAGACAATCTATCCAAAAGAAATATACACATATTTATCGTCTTCAAGAACTAGAAACGTTTATAAAAATAATTTCTGGCGCTCAGATATTGCAACAGGATCTGCAACCAAAAGACCAGCCGGCGCACCCGCCGACGTCTTTATAATAAAAACGTTCACAGGAATTCCTGACCTAATTGACGAAGGTAATATAGAGGAATATAATAACTCTTGGGAAAGAAGGCAAATTGCAACTGCTGATCAATCAGCAATCGGCATTCTGCCAGGCGTCAGATCAACCTTTGGGTATCAGTATACTATGGATGAGCAATATCCAACTGGAACATTTGGAAGTGATGCTTCTGGTAATAATGGGTGGGCACCTCCTCTAGAGCCAACAGCATACGGCGTGGTCGGTGGCGAGGGACAGGGCTTTGGAACGGCTTCAATGTGGCCACTAGATTCTTTCTATTATTCTGAACAATATAGTAGTGATACTCTTAACTTAGACTACAATACGCCCCTGGGCTTGCCAACGGGTACCTTTAGCGGGACAAATATTGGTACTCCTTTAATGTTTGCCATGGCATCAACTTTGCCGGCTGGCGAATTAATGATGCCTCATCACGGAATTGTAATGAGTGGTAATGCAGCTAATACCGGTTCTGAACGAGGCGGAATTAGATGGAACACTTCCAGTATTAACACTTCACAGTATATTTATACAGTTCCTACCGAAGTACTTCGTGTAACCGATTTAGCAAACAGATCATCTAAGTTCATCGCCGACGCAAGAGCGGTTGGTGGAGCACTTACAAGACCAGCCTGGACCGCAGGAAGAATAAGAAAGTTTGTAGATGGACCCAAACGCCGAGCCCAGGCACCAGCAAGATTCCCTTGGTACAACAGTTATGAAGATTGGTGCTCAGAAGTTAAAAACAAAGGGAAAGAATATACTATAATTCCTGAATACAGAATTAGCACCTTGATGCCCAAATATAAAGAGTTAGGTAATTTTGCTTCGTCTCTTTCTGCCGCTTTGGATATCACCGGAGCTACGCCAAACATTAGTGGCGAACCTTTTAACAGCGTGGATGAAGACTTCTTCCCAAGATATGCAACTTCTGATGTAGCAGAGTATCTTAAAACGTTTATGGCTAAAGATTCAAAAGATTCGCAGTTCAATAAGGCTCCAAGACACCTTGAGATTAAATCAGACGCTATTATGAAGATGCTTCCATACGATGGCTTTTATCCTGTTTTGAGAACCCTCGAGCTTGCTACCTTGTTCTCTAAATCCTATGACAACTGTGTTATATATGAAGGAGAGGGATACACGAACGGGGCACCAAACTATAAAGATTTTCTTCCCGATGCTGATCCGACAGGAATCAAGGTCCAGCGTGCATTCCGAACACTGTCAAGACCTTTCTTCGCACCTGGAATTATTTATAATTCTATCAAAGCCGGAATGGCAGTTTCCTACCCAATCATAAGAAAGGGTATGAGTGCTTTACAATCCTGTTCAATACAAGATCCCTTACACGGACACTTGAGTGAATCAATATTGTGGTCTTATGCTACTGGTGGACCATTACCAACAGGGACTAGTGAAGCAGCTATTACAATTCCCGGCGGACGACGAAGAAGAAAAGAGGGTCCTGCTGACAACTTTGATTTCTTTAAGTTAGATGCAGGTGTTGCAGGAGATCAACTTAAAGATCAGAGCCGTGGCGCTCCACACAATATGTTTTATTCTGATGTGATACCATTCGAAGGTATATTCAAACCGCTAGAACACATCTCAGACGCCAAGCGAGCCGTTGTCTTAGCAGATATAAATCCTGTAATGTATAATGAGCTTACAGCATCTATACCAACTTCTGGAAATATTGTCACATTTACATATGAAGACGGCGAGTCAGAAGTGGCTGTGACTGCAACTTTCCAAGCAGATGATGATCTATATCGTCTAGGAATGTCAAACTTTATGGCAAATATACCACCATTCTTTTTGAAAGAACAGAAGGACGGCGGGTTTTTATCTAAATTTGTTGCTGAAATACCAACCCGTGCTCCGGCGGATAATCCAGCCGGCGCTGCACCTGCACAACAAACTGAAGCAAGAACAGTGACGGTATCAAAAAATAAAGCCTACATTATGGAAATCGGTGTAAAACAAACCGAAAGACATATGATGTACAGCAACCCAGCCGCTTTTGGACCTGCCACTGCCACAGGGTCATTTGACTGGAACGAAATGTTATGTGCCGGTCCTGGCGCTACTACTGCTTTAACCGCTATTGAATATGGTGTTGGAGCTACGGCTAGTTTGGAACCAAACAACTTTGATCCAAACCTAATTGATGGTAACTTTATAGGAATTACAGGATCAGTTGAAGATGGCACCGAAGCTAGGGTTACTTTTATATTTGATAAAAGTCAAACAAATCCAGCAAGAGCAAGCGCAACTGAATATACCGTAGGTGTATCGGGCGTTGGCGACCCTGTTGGTTTAGGTGGTAGAATAGCTGCTGCAATTTCTCTTGCAAGAGCTAATGGCAATTTGTTTATGCGTGCAGATGCAGACGCCAGCACTGGTGTTGTTAAGCTTACACAACAATTTAAAACTGCATTATTTAATGCAAAAGAAATTGTCGGTAATGCGGTCACGCCGGGTGCGTTGAATGCCGGTGTAACTGCCCAGGGTCCATTTTTTGGTGGACAAACTCCGTCAACATTTACAATAGCTACAGCAGAACAATCTGGTGGAGTTCCCCAGGGAAGAGAGTGGCCATACCATAGAGCAGAATTTGCTCCATTTACTCCTGCATATTACTATGGACCAAGTATTGTAAGAATTACATATACGCCTCGTGAAAATGGGAACGTTACGCTTGAGGATATTCTTAGCGGCGAAAATTTATTTGTTGAATACAATAATGAAAACGGGTATTATTATGACTTTGATTCCGGTTCATATATCGGGGCTAACGAGCAAGTGCTGTCTTTGGACGGGGTTCCTGTTTATGGATTTAATAGGGCTTGGCAAAATAGACAGGACATTGATTCCTCTATCGTTATAGATAATACATTCCCAACTGATGGTGCTGATTTATATCCAAAAGATAAAAACAAGTGGACTATTATGCCTAAGTGGGAATGTCCGATATTGGACTTCCCTACAGATATTGGACAGACACCACACGACTTTAGCGCATCCGTTGAGCCCGGTACGCACGAGCCAAAAGTTGAGGGGATGTGGCATCAATATGGAACGATGCCTTCTGGTTCAACAGAAGGAATCTTTATGTATATTTCTGACGTTTCGCTCGATTCAACTGAGCTTAGACTCTTGGGTAATCCAACAGGGTCGGGAGCACAGCGAACAAGAGAAGCAGCAGGAACATTCTTATCTGGAACTGCAACGGTTCAAACCGTCAAAAAGGTACCGAAGTTTGTTATTGACGCAGGAAGAGAAGTTGACTCGTTAGCTAGACTGGTAGGATTTAAGGAAGATGATATTCAAGTTCCTGGCGCTTTCCTACCATCGAAGGCAAGAAGGCTTGGTACACTAGCAGAGAATAACGAAAAAGTTATTTCAGAAGCTATTATAGCAATGCCGTATTATATGGATCCTTCGTCACAGCAGATGAGAGTTATGACCTTAAAGGGTAATGGGACTGCTTTAGGACCTAAGCTAAAAGAGTTTAGGCGTGCGTTTACAAAATATTCTTTACCGCCATCGCTTAAAAAACAACTTTCTAATTTATTGCCGCCGAACTATCCCAAGGTTTCTTCCTATATTAATCCATTTGGCGGCGACGATTACGACTCCTTACTATCATCAGATAGGGAGGCTAGTGTCCCGCTTGTATACTTGATGGAACATAGTGTTGCGCTCTCAAGACAAGACCTAGCGGATATCTGGCAAGGAATTATGCCTGACATCGCAGCTTCCATGAAATCAAGTGTATCAGCTATTGACCATTATATGCCTGGTGACGCAGCTTCAGCCGCTGGGTCTAAGACGGTCTTCCCCGAACTTTTGTTAAAAGAGTTAGAACTTGGGCTATCAAGAAATGGGCACCCAAGAGTTGATATGTTAGATATGCCAGCAGAGGGCAAGCTTGATGGCTTTATTCCTGAAATAAGGTGGATGGTTTACAGAGTTAAGCAAAGGGGTGTAGAAACCTTTTCAAGGTTTATATCTGAGGAGCTAAATGGACCAGAGGCACTTTCTTATGATAGTGTGTTCGGTGTCATAGCTGAAAACCTACCGGAAGAACAAAAAGAATTCTTGAGACGTAAGAAAGCATCATATACTAAGGGGCTCTTTGTCAGCGAGGAATTAGGGCTTGGTGGAAATACTTATAACTGGCCTTATGATTATTTCTCTCTAATTGAGTTGGGTAAAATGTCTATGAAGGTAGGATTTAGACCAGAACTAGAAAGAGAAATTGAGGATATTTCCGAAGAACAGGAAAATAACTCTAGAAGCCGTGCTGTCCGCCAACAACAACAAGCAGTCGCAGCCAGAGAAGAAGACAAGAGAATGGCAACACCTGCACCAACGCCAGTAATTCAAACGTCTTCTCCGGTTGTTCCTGCATTGGCACCGCCTATCCCACAGTTACCAGAAGGTGCAGTATTGATAGAACAGCCGCCACTAATAGAAGGACCAGAGGCTTTGCCACAGGAGCAGCCCCAAATGGATCCCAATATGGACGAACAACCTTTGATACCGGAAAATTTTGATGTAAGCAAAGTTCCAGAACAATATAGACAACAATTTCAAAATATGACGCCTGCACAAATGGAGCGCCAACGCTCAGAAGAAATGTCTAAAGCAAGTGAGCAACAGCAAGCTCCACCTAGCTTTACTCCTCCCAGACCACCAAGAGGTGGTGGTAGTGGCGGCAGTGGCGGCGGTGGATCCGGAGGCGGAGGTTACTGATGTCTAAATTTCTAGATCGAAAAGAGCAAGTAATAGATATAGAGCTTACCGCTCATGGTAGATCTGCTTTTTCTTTGGGTAAATTTGTGCCTAAATATTATTCGTTTCACGACGATGATATCTTATACGATAGCGAATATGGACCAAGCGGCAGCATAAAGAACAGTCACCCCAAGGTTGATGAAGAAATTCAAAATGACATAGTTGAGAGAGTTAAGACAACCCCACGAGTATCAATCATAAGTGACAGTGGTTGGTTGAAAAATTATAAGTTCTTTACGGCGAGTGGGGATGAAGCTCAAAGAAATACAAACATAGCTTCTCCTAATCCAGACCAAATTTCACCGGCAACAGCAAAATTTGTTAGAACAATAGGAACCAGTAGTCCGTTTGTAAACTTTATGCCAGCCTGGGAAATAAAAACAATGAATGGCAGCGAGCCTTTATCTGTTTCTGGAACAGAGAATTTTCCATATAGAAGTGGGGCCTCTGGTTCTGAAGTTATTGTTCCATTTTTCTCTTCAAGTTTACCATTAGAATATGATATTAATGAGATAACAATTAATATTGATGGTAATGATGTTGTTATAGAGGAGGGTGGGAGAGAAGTAACAAGAAGAATATATGAGTTGACTAATGAAGGAACTCTTATTCTTGATGTTGAGGAGCTAAACACCTTGTTTAAGGGTAACGGCAATTTTGATATTGAAGTATTCCGGGCACCCGCCGGCGAAGGAAACCAGGTAAGGAATCTAAAACGGTTAAGTTTCATTAACGATAATTTTACAGATTCATTTAGTATGAGGCTGCAAGAGGACCCTGATGAATATGCTAGAGTTTTGTCTGGGGATGATGAGATAATTGCAAAAGATATTCCTAAGATTGATCCTAGTTATGTTGAGTATTTCTTATCGATTAAAGTTGATAATGAAATTGATGGATTAGAAGACGCCAAGGTTAGAGGTGAGACACTTTACCAAGGCGGTGCTAGTGACCCTGTTGATCCTTGTGAGGATGTTTGATAATGCCAAACGAAGTAGCACAGAACCAAAATAATTTCTTTCCCTCAAGGGTTGTTGGGCTTCAGGAACGGACAAGCCTTACATACTTAAGTTCTCCTTTCCCTTCTGTGGTAGTAGAATCAGCAGAAATTTCTAATGATATAAAAACCATTGGGGAACAAAGCGGTCAAGAAACTATAACAATAAAAATCCAAGCGTCAGCCTGTGAAGCAATATTGGAGTCCCTAGTAGAACAGCAGGGATTTACAAGGTGGTATGATACTGCAAACTATATTGATAATATGAGAGTTAGAGTGATCGCCTGTTTTGGCGATCAGGGAGACGAACTTGATTTTATTGCACAAAGAATGAACGAGTATCAAGCAGACCTTATGACAATAAAGGGCGAAGCAGATGCTGATAATTTTTTCTCTCAACTAACGAATTTACTAGGTTCTAATAATTACTCTCTTTTATCTCCTTCGGGTCCGTTTGGTTCTAACAAAATACTACAAACTATTAAGAATAGTGGCGGTGATAAAATATATTACAGCAACGGGTCTAAAAATAGAGGAATAATTTTACACGATATACCTTTAAGCAACGCAATTCAAAGAAACAAAACCGGAAAAGCTTTGCTAAGCAAGAAAACAACTCTTGTCAAGAAAAATACTGCTGCACTTGGTTCATCTGAATTACCAGCCTATGTTCTACAAAAAATTCTTTTGAATCCAATTGTCTTTAAGATAGGGTCTAAGGAACAATATACGAACACAGACCTTAGTAAGATGAGGTTTTATGCTTTTACTTATATGGATAATCAAGCTTTCTTAGAATCTCAAAAAATAAATATACCTTCTGTTCCAGGCGCAGAAGATTTGTTGCTTGAGACAGGACTTAGCTTTATCAAAAAAGCAGTGTTTAAAGGGATAGAATATTCGTTTAAACCCCAGGCGTCATCTCCTTTCATCACAAATGATATTGTAACTACAGAAGAAAGCTTACCAGCTATAGCTAAAAAATTAGAAGATGTTCGAAACTATCAGTCGCTAGAGAAATTAGATATTAAGACAATTTTAAACAACACTGCTGATAAAGTAATAAGAAGTATGAGCCAGGGACTTGAATTTTCAGATGTTGTAAAAAATAATAACTTCTTTTCTGAGTTGTGGATAACCCGCTGCGAAAATGATAATGCCAGGTTTGGATTTGTTTTTGACAAAGTAGCGTTTCTTAGCGAAAATAGTGACATTCCCTATCTCTATGAGAACATAAGCACTGCCGTCGATTTAATTAATGGCGACGGTGATTTTAATTTAGAAGAGCATGAGACAACTAAATGTTTAGATGTTGTAATGTCTAAGAGACAAGTTAAAGAACAGGGAACTGTAGGTGTAAATGATTTAACTTTAGCTCGTCAAAAAATTGAAGAATCTTATTATAGACCAGAGGAAATTATCCCATCCCCTGTAAACTTAGAGTCTGTAGCTGCTCAATTGAGCCCTATATTTCCAAAAAGAATGGCATTCTACGAAGGCTATGACACATACGAAGAAAAATTAAAAACTCAAACAGGGGGCATATTTCAATATGCAGCATCCTTTAATATATACGACCCGTCGTTAAACTATCTTCAAAAGTTTGTAAAACGATTGTCTTTATTATCTTTGCGAGCTTACAATGCTTATGATATGATTGTTAATTCGCCACCATCTGATAATGAAATAGGAAACGACTTAGGATTAGTTTCTGATGGGGTTGGGTTATATGATCCAGACAATAATGAAAGGCTCGTAGGATTATCTTCAATTGCATTTGACGGTCAACCGCTAATAGAAGTATTGGAAAAAGATATTACAGAATATGTAAATTTATTTACTAAAATGTCCGGTCCAAGTAATCTTAGCAATGATGCTTTGGTAACATCATTTTTATCCTTGGTCAAGAGAAAAAACCCATACGGTATTAAAGAATATGCCGACATTATAGAATCTTTTAAAAGATCCTTGGAACAAGTCCTTGAAACTAAGGCACCTAAAGATCCTCATGGAGAATCAACAACAAGCCTCCAGAAAATTTCCGGTAATAGTAAACAAAGGAATGTAAACATTCTGACTATAAAAAAATACTTTGATGAACTATTTGATTTTGGCAAGGAGTTTGGAACAGGCTATTTATATTTGTCAGACCAAGAAGCTGGTGATATAGACAATCCTGCCGGGCTACCAACATTTTCAAAAAGCTTTTTTGATGCCCGACGATCTGAAGAATTTAATAAATATTTTTCAAATTACATTGAGCCTGGTTCTACATCACAACAAGTGACTGTAGAGAATACTCCGTATGATCTTTCAAGCTATCAGTATTTTTCCCCTAAGGCAATTCAGGTATTTGGAAAACCAACCTTAGTTCAGACAGACTACAAATCAACAAATCAAAATATTGTTTCTTACGATTTGGATCGTTACGCTGAAATGTTTTCTGACATTATAAGAAAAGAACACCTTTCTAACAAGGGGGACCTTCATTTTGTATCTGTAGAAAATCAAGACCCAGGCACCAGAGGTGTGTACAATAGCGTGAACAATATGCTATTTGAGCATGGCTGCCAAATATCAGAAGGAACAGAGCAACAGTTCACTATCCCTAGCCCAGGCAATGCAACCCGCAGAGTTATAAATGTTGGCGTATCAGAGCTTAATGAAAAGATGGACGAATCGCCTCGTGCAGTTGCTGCTATTCTTGGTGGAGAGTTTGACACTGATGAGGAAGCAATTAAGTTTTTGAACAAAACAGAACAAAAAATAAACCCTGCAACTACTGGGTCGTTCGGAGCCATAGAAGATCCCGCAGCAATTGATAAATCTGTTCTTGCAACACCACCAGCAGGACTACCGCCGATAAAGATATCATTTGCCATTCTTGGGGAACTCGAACTAGACCCAGTTGCTGATAACATATCTTATATGGCAGAGACATTTAATTCAATGGTGAAAAATATCAATGACCTTGGAATAGACCAGACAAGTATACAATCTTCTATAGAAACAATTTATTCGTCTATACCAAATCAATATAAGGCAATGTTTGTTTTGGCTGCTTCACAAACAAGAAATTCACTTGGGACTGGGTTTGACGTAGTTAGGCCATCTTTACAGGAATCGGATACTGCACCATTTAAAGATTCTATTTCATATATTTCTGAAGACAACGATTTTCCGCCTTTTAAGTCTACACGAGACCCAATGAAGACGTATGCAAAGTTTTTAGCTTTCTGGATGAATTATAAACAAATAGGAGTTATTGAATACTTATCTGGATTTGAAAATCTTGAAACGTCCTCATTTGGAATAACTTTAGATTCTGAAGATCCTTCTTATTCTCGCAAACCTTTGAGACCGATGTGGAAGAAATTTACACCAGAATTCTATAATGGAAGCTCTTCAGCAAGCTTCTTGTGTCGTGTAAGAAACATATCAAAAGATGATATTAATAGTGTAATTGACGTGGACAAAAAAGACTTGTTTGACTTGCCTATATACAATAGATATTTTATGCTGAGAGGAAGATAAATTGGGCGCTGGTGATAATAACAGACAAAACGAAGGTCAGATTTCAGAGCAAGAATTGTCTGAAAGACGAGAGCGTTTTTTCATAACAGTAACTGACGAAGAGAATGGCAACCTTGTGGCTAGCAGCCATCAATTTTACCGATTTGTTAAACCCGACATTGGTCAGAATGGAGAATTTATTTATCGAAAATTTACTTCCATAGATATTTTAGGCGGAGAAAGAAGTCCAGATTTTTCATCAAGGCAAATAATATGTCAAAGGCCAATTTCTTTCTTAGACCCGATAAATAAATATTATGCAATGGGGTCTGATAAGATCTTATCTGATAAGGTTAATTTTATTCCTTTAGAGGAAGAGCGAGGTGGGATCCACAACAGAAGACAGACGATTGAAGCTCCGACTTCGGTTAACGTTAATTTTAATATTGGCGGGTATGAATACCTTGGCTCTCGGACAAAAATTAAAGGAATGAATAGTGGAGAAATTCAAGATATAGAGCACGCTCGCCGAGGAGAAACTAGAGTAGGATTTAACTATGCTTTCCGAGGATTTGTATATCCTGCTAATTTTCCAAGTGGAACAAGTGGTCCCAATACTTTTAACTTCTTTAACGAGATAAATAATCTTGCCACTGCCGGTCAAGCAGAAATATTTGCAACTGTTGACGCTGCTTTAGTATATTTTCCTCGTAGTTCGTACCGAGAAAACGGTAGCCTAACAAAAACTGTTGGCGGTGATAGAAGAGCGGTGCGAGAGCCTGGGCGTAATGCTGGCACAAGATATTATTGGCAGCCAAGTCCAAGAATGAATAGCATTTTACGACTTTTACGATTTGATGAGTATGAAGATTTTGAAGAAGAGCATCCTAACTTTCGCCTTTCAAGTATCAATGGCGCTGGACAATATTACAGTGATGTGAGAATGTATAACAATACAGATGGACCATATCGAGGATTTGCCAACACTATACATGCTGTTCTCCTGGAAATACAATCTCGTTATGGTGATGAAAAAGCAATAGAAGCTGCACACCGTGCGCTAACCAGGCAGGAAAAAATAGTTCTCTCTACGGCGCAAGAACCAGTTGTCTATGAATTTTATGATTTTGAAACAAGTACAACGTATGTAAAAGATCCTTATACAGAGGTTTTAACACAAGCGCCAGGAACTCGTCAGGCATTTGAAGCAGGCGTTGCGCCCGGAGCTTATATTAGTGCTGAATATGTCTATGCACTTCCAGGATATGAGAATTCTATAGCTAACCGAGCTATACCAGAGGCAGCACTTCCAAATATGTATGTGTACCAATTGGCCGCTGGTTCAGACCCAATTGAGTTACGAGTTGGTGGTGGCTGGGATTCATCACCTCAGGGTGACGAAATTCGCAGAGGATATGATGGACTTGTTAGATTGGGAGAATTCATAACTGGAACATTGCCAGCATTAAGAGAACAGCAAAGATCTGGTGCAAATAGAGGTATTTCGGATTATCTTATTCAATACGGCAGAGCTACAAGAGATGCAAATGTTATTATTGATATGACATCTTCAATAGCAAGAAGACAATACAATCAAGTAACAGATACTACTTCGATGAATTTGTATGAGCAATTCAATGATTACAAGACAGAGTTTCCAATGTATATTGAGCTTGGAATACCTATGGTAGAGACTGGGGACTTAAACGACTTAGTTAATGAATCCCTTGGCACAACATCAATAGTTAACTCGGTCTTAAACACAGAGCCTTCCGGAACAATACCATTTAAAACAACCACATATGGAGTTAAGGCTCCACGGGGAGTTGTTCGTTTAGGGAATGAAGAATTTGATTCAACCGAGCGAGAAATAGAAGTGGTTGAAAACAGAGAGCCTAGAAAAGTATATGATTTTGAGGAATGGTTGAACTCGACTAATGCATCTTTAAGAGCCGACGATATGGCAGAACTAAGTTTGAATGGACCTTGGGCTGAGAGAAACGGCGGTCAAGCTGCAATTTCTGCCTGGCGCAGACAAATAAATAATCTAGTCAGGACACAATCTAGAGAAAAGATGGTTATGTATAAGGATTTTCTGGAGGGCAAAAAGAGCCTTTGTGAGTCAGAAACTTTAATGTACAAACTTGTCAAATATGCTACTTCTCCAACAAACCCGAGACAGCGAGAAGTTATACAAAATTATTTCTTTGCCAACACTGATGAGATCAATATGATCAATTTTGTGGACACACAAGTAAAGTACGGAAAATATTATCAGTATGAACTGTATGCGTATGACATTGTATACGGATCAAAATATTTATTCAGAACAAGATTTGCAAGTTTTCCAGAGTTTAGAACTCCGCTTGTGGCCTCGTCTAATGGCGATGGAGGTACTTTAGGTTTCTATTCTTTCAATGTTGATACCCAACCAAATGTTAAAATAGTTGAGTACCCAATCAATGTTTATGACTGGAGACAAAAAGTTGGACCAAGAAGAACACAACTTGGATCATATGCTGTTCCTGCTATAAATTCTAGACCCGACCTTACAGTTGGGGGTGTTTCATATCCAATTTCTAGAGTCCAGGATTACCCACCTGTTGTGCCCGAAGGTAGTATCTTATCTTTCAAGGACACAGATAATAAGGTGCTTATAAATCTATCACCAGGCGTTGGTGAATATCTAGAACAAGATGCTTTAAAATATATTGCATTTGATGCCGAAGAAGAACAAGAACTAAGTGAGATTGCTGCTGCACAAAGAATATCTGGACTTCAGCAAGGTACGGGAAAAATTTCATACCGTGAACAAAAGGGTGCAGTTAACATGTTAATTTATCGTACAGACTCTATTAACACAGCCGTGGCAAATAATGAGGATCTTTACAAAAGTTTTTCTGGAAAACTATACAAAACTTTAGAAATTGGCGATCTAGCCTCTCCTGCTAATAAGGCTTTGGCTCATGACTTTATGGATAATATTGAGCCAAATAAAAAATACTATTACACATTTCGTAGCGAAAATGTTAGAAACCAAAAATCTAACCCAGGACCAATATACGAAGTCGAACTGCGTGTCCAAGATGGTTTTTATACACCAGTCATACAGGAATATATACCACAAATAACCACTGCTAAAATGCCTTCTAAGAAGATGGTGAGGTTTTTAGAAATCAAAGGGTCAGACTTGCAGGTTTTACCATTTAATGAAGTAAGTCAGAACAGTGGATTTGTTGATTCTAGGACAGGTTTGTTCGCTGCCGAAAAAAGTCTTATACCTCAAGTTGGTAACGATGGAATTCTTGGTAATAAGTTTATTGTAAGAATTACATCCCGTGATACTGGAAGGAAAGTAAACGTAGTTATTAATTTCCAAAGCACGGAAAATAGGTAAAACGAATAAAAAGATAATTTTGAGACTACTTATTAAGAACTAAAAAGTTTGTTAACATTGGTTGCTATAAAGAGGGAGACCACATGGCATTTCTAGACAACAGTGGTGATATCATCTTAGATGCGGTTTTGACTGATACTGGGAGAAAAAGATTGGCAGCCGGTGACGGGAGTTTCCGGATTGCTAAATTTGCGTTCGGCGACGACGAGATTGACTATTCTTTATTTAGAAATAGCAACTCTGCCGAAGGCGCACATCCTAGCGGTTCTGCTTACTATGATGTGAACATCCTACAGAGCCCAGTTCTTGAGGCTTTCACTAATAACACTTCTATATTAAATCATAAGCTTGTATCATACGTTCGAGATGATTTGTTATATTTGCCAGTTATCAAAAATAACGACACTGTATCTCAAACCGTTGAGAAGAACACAACAGCCTTTACCGACATTCCAGTGGGTGGCTATCTTGTAACAGCGGACTATACAACCTCTGATCCAAATACATTTGCTGCATCTACTGCAACCTCGCCTTTTAGAACATTCATAGGTGTTATTCGTGGCAATAGATCTTTTGCAACAGCAGGTCAGTTCGTTTGCCTTGATCAAGGAATTGACAACACTGACCTTTCGGTTCAAAAATTGGACAATGCTGATCCGCTTAGAGAAACTCAGTACTTAGTAGAAATGGACAATCGTCTTGTTCAGATATTGTCTATGGATGGACAAACTGTTGCTCGTCCTTCGTTCGTGGACGATGATAATATTGCTAGCTATTATTTCTCTCTAAATTCTAATGCTCAATATTTTGCTGCTCCTGATGGCGCAGCCCCAGGCGTTGCTGAGTTTAATAGATCAACAAACGAAGATTCTCCTGCCGACACATTTTCGGTCATAGGAGACACAAACGGTGGTCGTTACGGAACACGATTTGCTTTCAGACTATTAGCAGCAGAGAATATCGCAACAAGCAATGTCTTGTTTGACAAACTTGGTAACACAACAGCAGCCAACTATGTTAATAGCGGTAACGTTTTTAAATACATCGATTCAACAATCAGAATAACAGGCTTCACTACAGGGTATCGTGTTGATATACCTGTTCGGTTTGTGAAGAAATCATAATAGGGTTAAATAATGGCTACATCGTTTAAGACACTTCAATCTTCAGACATCCAACAAGCGAGAACTAAGCTCCATGAAGCTATTCCACTTACAGGAACAATTGTCTCGGGAACTTATCTCCTAGCTAATCAGTCAACTAATGTTAAGAATTATACACACGGGATGTTCCAAAGTGTTTATGACTATCCTTACTTGAGTTCTTCAGCTAATCATATTTTTGACATAACTGTTGGAGTTAGTGCTGACTCTGCGCTTTCAAATTCTATAATGCAGCAGGGCAAGCAAAAGATTCAACTCTATAATCAGATGGCACAAATTTTGGTCGGACACGATGCTACTGGTAGCATCAGACCTTTTGACGCTGATGGCGATTTGAGTTCTGGGGCCAAGTTTAAAGATGCAGTCTTCTTTAATTTCTCAAGACTTTTAGTCAAAGATGAAGTTCAAAAGGGTACGTTTAGAATGAACTTTAGCGTGGACCCAACAGGTACATACGCCCAACAGGCTCAAACAAACCGAGTCCTCGTCATCGAGGATCAGAGTGGTTCTACCTCGTTTAAGACAAATTCACCTGCTGGTGAATATGGTATCTTGTTTGTTACCTCATCTCAGAGTGGTACACTTAATACACCATTAGCACTGAACTCTGGACATCCTTGTGGGCTTATATATTACCAAGCTGGTATTGCCGTGCTCACCTCTTCACTATTCAAAACAGTGGCAAGTGGTGGGCTTTTAGGAAGAGACTTGTACGGTTGGGGCGGTAACTTAGCTCCTAATACTGGTGGCAAAGTGACGATGAATAGTGCATCAAATCTTGGTGTTGATGAAATGCTTAACAGTTCTTCGATAAGCGGTGCCGCTGATGATCTCAGAAATAGATTGCAGGATATATATTTTGCAAACACCACAGAACTTAATTCAACAATTTACTTCTGTAGAGGCAATGCTGGAGAATTTAATTACTCAAGTAACCCGACCTATTTATCTAAAAGTCAAATTAGGGTCAAGGAAACTAGAGAGGATTCTCCTGCATCATACATAACTACTGTCGGTCTTTATGGTGCCAACAATGAACTGCTGGCAGTTGCAAAACTCAGCGAACCATTGAAAAAGACTCCATCAAACGAGTTTACGCTACGAGTTAGATTAGACTACTAGCGGAGGTGGAAAATGCCCTTCCTCCACGAGTTTGGTCCAGACGACATATTTCAAAATAACCTAGAGACTAGTCCGGGTAAAAAGTTTACCGCCTACAGTGGTTCTCTCTATGTTGATGAATCTAGGTATAAAGGTATCAATGTTGGCACTGGTTCCATTAGCTTGTATGAGCTAAACACAAATCGTGCTGCTACACTAGACGATACAAATAGTATTCATGCATTCGTCATAAAAGATGGATCAAATATGTCTTTTAAGAGCATATCAACATCCTCATATAATCAAGACGACTACGGAACAAAATTAACCGGCGCATATCCGCTTACCTCCAGTATAGCTAGAAATTATATTTATGGCGGACGGACTTATCCGTTTGCCTATACCATTGGTGTTGAATCTGTTAATCGTGTTAATCAGAACACAACAGATCTTTACTTTAGCCAAAGCAAGCAATTGCTATCGCTAAGATCAACAATGGAAAAATATAAGAGGTATAGTCCTGCGTTTACCTTTTCGGGTAGTAAAACAATAGATCCATCTCTGCCACCTTATTTAACCGGAGCAGTAAACCTTATAAGTATACCATCTATATTTTATGGATCTTCCTTAGAAAAAGGTACAGTCAATTTGTCTTTTTATTATACAGGAACTTTAATGGATCAGTGCCGAGATGAAAGACGTAATGGAGAGCTTATATCATACGGCACGAATTCATCAGTTAGCGGGACCACAGTTGGCGTTGTACTGTATGATGAAGGATTCATTATGCTATACAACGAAGAGAATATAAGTGCAGACGCTTTAGTAAAGGATTCATATTCAGGAACAGGTTCAATCGATACCGGCGGAGCCGGATCTTGGGATGGAACCGGAGTTCAATTTAGACCGAACTGGACTTACTTCTGGTCCTATAACACAGGATCATCGGGTAGTTCAGGCATCGCTGCTGGTGCTGGCATTGATCATGCGCCCGGCGGGGCAACTAGAACAGATGGTGCTAACGCACTTTTTCCAAGTGCGAGTAATTTTACATTAGAATTTAATGGAAAAAATGTTGTGCCAACGATAACAATGTTTGCGAATGCTCCTGCTGGACAATTAAATAATTCTCAAAACCCAACTTGGCTTTCGTCCTCCCACTCTAGTTGGAAAGAACAAATACACTTTGATAGTAGTTCTTACATTGAACCAAAAGAAGTGCCGATTAAAAATACAACAGAATCAGATTTTTCAAACGATACTGCCGATTTTGAAAAGCAGACGTTCATAAGCAAAATAGCAATTTACGATGATGATAAAAATCTATTGGGGATTGCTAAATTAGCCACCCCAGTATTGAAGAAAGAAACAGATTCTTATACATTTAAACTAAAGCTTGACTTCTGATATAATCCTTGTATGATACTTGGACTAGATATTTCTACCACTATGGTTGGTGTTGCAGTTATTGATGACGGCAATCTCGTGAAGTCAGAAGCTTGGGACATTTCAAAATATGGAACCCTTTTTGAAAAAGCAGAGTATATTGGTGCAGAACTTCATGGGTTAAGATCTGAGTACAATATACAGAACATATTTATTGAAACAGCCCTAAAGAAGTTCTTGCCAGGAAAGTCCCGTGCTGACACTATATTGAAACTTGCAAAGTTTAACGGTATTGTTTCTTGGATTTGTTTTGAAAGTTATGATCTTGAGCCGACTTATATTAATGTAAACACAGCCAGAGGATTATATGGTTTATCCTTTCCCCGTGGAACAAAGGGTCCTAAAAGAAAGAAAATGGTTATTGAAGCGGTAATAGAAAGAGAAAAAACTTCTTTTAGCTATGAGATGGCTCGTGGCGGTAGAAATTTTAAAAAGGGTACTGACGACAAGGCAGATGCAGTAGTAATTGCTAGAGCAGGTGAATTCATTCTAAAGAACCAAAACAATAAAGGCTTCTTGACTGAAAAGATAATATTAACAGAATAAACACTTGACCCCCAGCGAGCATATGGTATTATACTTATGGAGGGAGGTGTCCCCATGAGATACCAAGTGTTTAGTGATATGGATGGTGTCCTCGTCAATTTCGAGGGTGGCGTTCTAAAATTTATGAACCAACGTTTTCAGGAACTAAAAGATCAACCAGATCATCCTGATTACAAACTTGCCCGTTCGGCTGCCAAAGAACTCGGCGGCTGGGACGTCGAGATTAACAAGTGGCACATTGCTCGATCTGATCAAGAAAAAAGCTTAGCCC